CGAACCCCCCCATTTTCCCCCCGGAACGTCCGTGAATGGCTAGCACCCCGTGGTCCGAGGTCGGCTACCGCCGTTTCCGCGATCAACTCGCCCGTTCGCCGGTTCTGTGTGAGCACTGCCACCGGGCGCAGGCGACCGAACCGGATCACGAACCGCCGATCGGGATGCATCATCACCGGGAGGGGACGGGGTGTTGCCGGCTGGTCCCGTCGTGCCGGCGCTGTAACCGGGAGGCGTCCCGGCTGGTCGTCGAGGGCCGGTGGCGGCCGGGGGCGGCGACCGACGCCCTGCCGTCGGTGCCGCAACCGGAGCGGGCGGGGTTGGCGCAGGGGGATCGCCGGTGGCGGGTGCCGTGGTTGGCCGGGTTGCGTAAGCCGCCGCCCGACGCGGTGTGGCCCCGCCTGCTGACGGTCCCCCACCCGGCGGCGGTGGGGTCGCTGGGGGCGGAGTTCTGCGCCTGGGCGGAGGACCGCTCGGGGCGGCCGCTGCGTTGGTGGCAGCAGCTCGTCGCCGCCCGCCTCTTCGAGGTCGACGGGTCGGGGGTGTTGTGCTGGCAGGCGGCGTTGGTGTCGCTGTCCCGCCAGCTCGGCAAGTCGTGGCTGTTGCGGGAGGTGTGCCTGTGGCGGATCCATCAGGGCGACCGGTTCGGGGAACCGCAGGACGTGTTGCACACCGGGAAGGATCTGGCGGTGTGCAAGGAGGTGCAACGCCCGGCCCGGATCTGGGCGAAAGCGAGGGCGGACACGTACAAGGTTCGGGAGGTCAACGGCCAGGAGGAGATCGAGGTGCTGGCCGACGGGTCCCGCTGGATGCTGCGGGCCAAAGAGGCGACCTACGGCTACAGCGTGTCGATGGCGGCGGCCGATGAGGCGTGGAAGGTCCGGGAGTCGTCGATCGAAGAAGGGCTGACCCCGACGATGGTGGAACGCTCGCAACCCCAGCTGTTGCTGGTGTCGACCGCTCACCGTCTGGCGACGTCGCTGATGATCGGCCGGCGGGCCGCCGCTCTGGCCGAGTTGGAGTCGGGGGCGGGGGACCTGCTGATCGAGTGGTCGGCCCCGGAGGGGACCGCCCTGGATGACCGGGCCGGGTGGCGGGCGGCGTCGCCGCATTGGACGGTGCATCGGGAACGGTTGATCGAACGCCAGCTGACCTTGGCCCGCTCGGGGGAGATCGACGACCCGGAGGAACCCGACGCCGAGCAGTTCTTCCGGGCGCAGTGGTTGAACCAGTGGCCGAAGCGGATCACCGCCACCCCGGGCGACTCCGAGCTGTTGTTGCCGGCCGGGGTGTGGGACAACCTGGCCGAGACGGACCTCGCCTCCGACGGTGCTCTGTGGGTGGCGGTCGACGACGACGTGGGGTACGGGGCGGCGGTGGCCGCCGCCGCCCGGCTCGACGACGGCCGGGTCGAGCTCGACGGGTGGGTGTGTAGCGACTGGTCGGCGGCTATGTCCGACGTCGAGGCTTTGGCGGAGGGGCGGGGGGTGCGCCAGTTGATCGTGGCCGCCGCCCTGGTCGACCGGGTCCCGGCCGGGGTCGGCGGGTCGCGCCACACCGGGGCAGCGAAAGACACCCGGCTCGGCCTGGCCACGTTCCGGGATCTGGTCATGGGTGGCACCGTCGCCCATGACAACACCCCCGAACTCGACGAGGCGCTCACTCTGGCCCGGGTGCGGGAAACGGCGGCCGGTTTGGTGCTGGTCGCCTCCGGGCCGCTGCACCTGATCCGGGCGGCGGTGTGGGCGGCGTCGGCCGCCGCGAGACCGGCCAAGGTCCCCGCCGTCCACTAACCGCGGCCGGCCGGTTACCGGGGAGTAACATCGCCTTCGATGCCGTCGGGTGTGCGGGGACTTTGGGAACGGGCCATCCGGCCCGGCGACGCGGTCTCTACGACGACGGTGCCGGCGACCCCCCCGGGTGTGTCTGTGGAGGGCGGGTCTCCGATGTCCGGCGGTCTCCCGCCGCGGGTGACGCCATCCCCGTGGGCCGGGTGGCCGTCGGACTGGCAAACCCCGTCGTGGGGTCCCCAGCTCGCCGTCCTGACCGACACCGCCTGGGCGTGCCTCGACCTCAACTCGTCGGTGTTGGCGTCGATGCCCCCGTATCTGGTCGACCCCGCCCCCACCCTCAACGCCGATTGGATCACCAACCCCGACCCCGACGTCTATACCTGCTGGCAGGAGTTCGCCCGGCAACTGTTCTGGGACTACCAGGCGGCCGGCGAGGTGTTCGTGGTCACGACCGCCCGGTACGCGACGGGGTGGCCGGCCCGGTTCCATGTCGTCCCGCCGTGGGCGGTCACCGTCGAGCTGATCGGCGGGGTCCGCCACTACGAGATCGGCTCGGCGGAGGTCCCCGACGGCGACATGCTGCACATCCGCTACATGTCCTCGACGGTCGACCCGCACGGACACGGGCCCCTCGAGGTCGGCGCCGGCCGTCTCGTCGCCGGTCAGGTCCTGGCCCGCTACGGCCAGAACGTGGCCGCCCAGGGCGGGGTCCTGTCGTCCATCCTGACCCACCCCGACGAGTTGACCGCGGCCCAGTCCGCCGCCCTGCAGCAGCAGTGGATCGACGCCCGTAACGCCAACCTGGGGGCGCCGGCGGTCCTGTCCGGCGGGGTGACGTGGGAGACGGTGCAGCTCAACCCCGAACAGATGGCCCTGGTCGACCTGTCGAAATGGAACGAGTCCAGGGTGGCGGTGCTGCTCGGGGTGCCGCCGTTCCTGGTCGGCCTCCCGTCGGGCGGCGACTCGATGACCTACTCCAACGTCGTGTCGCTCTTCGACTACCACTGGCGGGCGTCGCTGCGGCCGAAGGCGGCGGCGGTCATGGGTGCCCTGTCCGGCTGGGCGGTCCCCCGGGGCACGTCGGTCGAGCTCAACCGGGATGCCTACGTGCAACCCGACCCGCTGGCTAGGGCGCAGACCGAGCAGATCTACGCCGCGCTCGGCGCCCTGTCGGTCGACGAGATCCGGGCGGTCGAAAGATTCGATCAGATCGCCGCCGCCCCGATCTACCAGGGGGTCCTCAAATGAGCGAACGCAACCCGGTCGAGTACCGCTCCGCGGTCGTCGCCGACGTGTCGTTCCCGAAACGCACGATCGAGCTGGTCGTGATGCCCTACGAGGAGGAGACGACCGTCGAGCATCAGGGCCGCACGGTCCGCGAGGTCATCTCCCGGGGCGCGTTCGACGGGATCGAGGGCCGACCGAACCGGGTCAAAGTCAACCTCGACCACGACATCACCCGCTCGCTCGGCAAGGTGCTCCGGTTCCACCCGTCCCGCCAGGTCGGCCTGGTCGCCGATTGCTACATCTCGCCGACCGCGGCGGGGAACGACGCCCTGCAGTACGCGGCGGACGGGATCTACAACGCGTCGGCCGGGTTCGCGCCGATCGAGCTGCGCTGGGAGCAGGGCGGCCGTCTGCGCCGGGTCAACAAGGCGTGGCTGGCCCACATCGCCCTCGTTTCCGACCCGGCCTACACCGGCGCCAGGGTCCTGGCCGTCAGAACCGCCCCCGAGGCCCCCGAACAGCGTTCTGCCGTCATAGAGACCCCGAACCTGGATCAGATCCGTCTGTGGCAACTGCAGGAGAGCTACGCTCGTCTCGGTCGCTGAACTACCTCCCGTCGTAGACCACAGGGTGGGCCGGGAGTAGCGGGGGACGCACCGAACGCCACGGACGCGTGGAAGTCCTTAACCGTTCGCGTGAAAGAAGGCCCTGTGTCCGCTACCGATCAGATGTTGTCCCGCTACGCCACCGAGATCGACGAACGCCAGCAGTTCATCGACAATCTTGTCGAGGGGGCGACGACCGCCGGCCGCGACCTCAACGCTTCCGAGATGGAACTGGTGACCCGCGCCCGGGACCGGATCACCGAGTGCAACACCAATATCGAACCGCTGATCGAGGCCCGCCGGGTCACCCAGACCTCGACGTCCCGGCTGGCCGAACTGTCGCTGTACATGCGCGACCGTGAACAGCCGGCCGCCCAGCTCGTCGAGTACCGCTCGGCGGGCGAGTACGTGATCGAGCAGTGGCGGGCCGGGATGGGGAACCGGGACGCATCCGAACGCCTGGAGCTGTTCCACCGGGCCGCGTCGCATCAGACCACGGCCGATAACCCCGGACTGATCCCCACCCCGATCATCGCCCCGATCATCAGTTTCATCGACACGAACCGGCCGCTCGTTACACAGCTCGGCCCGAAGAACCTGCCCGGCCAAACCTGGTCGCGCCCGAAGGTCACCCAGCACACGACCGTAGCGGTGCAGCCCACCGGTGAGAAAAACGAGCTGGTGTCGCAGAAGATGACGATCACGAAACTGACCGGCACCGCCGCCACCTACGGCGGTTACGTCAACGTGTCCCGCCAGGACATTGATTTCACCCAGCCCGGAATCATGGATCTGGTCATCAACGACCTGGCCGGCCAGTACGCGGTGATCACCGAAGCGGCCGCCGTCGCCGCCTTCGACACCGCCGCGGTCGCCGGGGTCGCCATCCCGACCGGAGCGGCGACCGCGGCGGCCATCCAAACCTCGCTGTGGGACGCCGTCGGGAAGATCTACGCCGACTCCAAGGGCCTCGGCCGGGTCTTCGCGGTGGTCGGTCCCGACATGCTCCCGATCATCGGCCCAGTGTTCCCCCCGGTGAACCCGATGAACGCCTACTCCTCGGGTATCGAGGCGGCATCCATGGGCTCCGGTCTGGTCGGGTCGATCTCGGGGATCCCGATCTTCGTGTCACCCGGCGTCGGGGCGCTGCGGATGCTGGTCCTGTCGACCGCGGCGGCCGAAGTCTTCGAACAGCGGGTCGGTTCGTTGCAGGTCGTCGAGCCATCCGTGCTCGGGGTGCAAGTCGCCTACGCGGGATATTTCACTCCGATGGTCATCTCGGCCGGCTCGATCGTCAAGGTCGTAAAGACACCATGACCGAAGAGAAGATGGTCGAGGACTACTACGCACCCAACCAGCAGGTCGTCCGGCCCGACGGGTCCGGCCCGGCGGAGGAGGGCGACGGCGGCAGCATCCACGAGGACGACCTGGTCGAACCCCTGGACGACATGTCCAAGGACGACCTGTTGGCCTACGCCCAGGGTTTGGGGGTGTCGCCGGCCAACGCGTCGATGACTAAGGACGACCTGAAAGCCGGGATCGTCGCCCACCGCAAGGCCGAGACGTAAATGGCCTACGCCACCGTGGACGAGCTGGCCGCGAAACTCCGTATCGCGGTGACCCCGGGGAACACGGCGGCGTTGCAATCCTGTCTGGACGCCGCGGCCGTGGAGATCGACGCGTCGGTCGATCTCCGCGACCCGGTGGCCGGGATCGGCCCGGCGGGACTCGCGCTGGCGAATCAGGCGAACATCCTCCGGGCCGTGGAGTGGTGGAAAAGCAACGACGCCGCCTGGAACGTGCTGGCCGACACGTCCGGGGCCGGGATGCGTCTCCCGAAGAACACCTTCGCCCGGCACAGCGTGACGCTCAGACCGCTCAAAGAGCAGTTCGGGATCGGATGAACCAGGCCGGGTTCAGGGCCGCGGTGGCCGACGCTCTGGCCGGCGTCGACCAGGTGGCGTCGGGCGACTGGGCCCTCTTCGCGCAGCCCCCCGACGCCCTCCAGCCCCCCGCCTACTTCCTGCAATGGGTCGACCCGATGCGCACCGTCCAGACCATGTGTATCGACACCGCCCAGATCGAGATCGTGGTCGTCACCGCCAGCCTGGAACCGGAACCGAACTACGACCTCGGCGACGCCATGATCGACGCCGCCCACACCGCCATGGTCGCCGCCGGGCTGCGCCCCTGGCAGTCGCTCGCCCCCGCCCGCTACCCGATGGCGTCGCTCACCTACTGGGCGGCGCGCATCCAGATCCGCCAACCCGTCACCGTAGGAGGAACCTGATGTCCGATGTCACCGTCGAACCCCAAGTGGTTACCCCGATCACCGCCACCCCGTGGATACTCATCCACCCGTTCATCTCGATCGGCCCGGCCGCTACCGCCGTCGAGTTGCACTGCGCGGCGACGAACCTGGAGGTCGCCGCCGACCAGGACGAGAACAAGATGGAGACGTTCTGTGGGGTGTTCCCGTCTTACAAGGCGCCCCGCTTCACCATCACCATCGCCTCGGCCATGTCCTACGGGGCGGCCGGGCTGTGGAACCTGATGTACCCGATGGCCGGGACCACCCAGCCTTTCGAGATCCGCCCCGACACCGCCGTCGCCGCCCCCGGGAACCCGTCGATGACCGGCACCGCGGTGATCAAGTACTTCGATTTCATCAAGGGCGGCCCCGGGGAGATCTCCGAGGTCGACATCGTCCTGGCCGTGCAGGGGATGCCGACCTGGGTGTACGCGTGACCGCTGCCAAGGTCGAGGTCGACACCCGGGCGCTTGTCGCCGGGGTCCGCAAACTGGCCGCCGGGGTCGTCGACGCCGCCCCGACGACGGCCCGGAAGGCGGCCGAGACAGTGGCGACCAACATCCGCTCCGGCCTCCCGGTCCGTACCGGCCGCCTCGCCGGGTCGGTCGCCGTGGTCACCGACCCCGAGGGCGGCTACGGGGTGTCGTATGGGGCGGGGGTGTCCTACGCCCGCCCCGTCGCGGCGAGGACGGGGGCGGTGGGCGCCGGGATCGCCGGGGTCCCCGACGAGTTCGCCCGCGACTGCAAGACGGTCGCCGAACGCCAGATCTCCCGGCTGTGACCGAGAAACTGAAAGTCGACATGGCCGACCTGACCTTCGAGGAGCTCGCGGTGGCCGGTGAGCTGGTCGGGGTGCCGTTGCATGAGCTGATGGGCGGCCCCGGCCATTTCCGCTACGTCGCCGCCGTGGTCTGCGTCACCATGCGCCGCACCGATCCCGACTTCAGCTTGGAGCAGGCGATGCGGATGCGCCCCGCCGACGTCGAGCTGGTCGACTCGTCGTCGTCGGAACAATCCGCGGGCAACAATGGCGCCGGGCCTGCATTGTTGCCCGCGGCTGGCAGTTGAACCCGGCGGACGTGATGAACTTCCCGATGGGTCTGGTCGAAGCCATGCGCCAGGTCGCCGAGGAGGAGCACCGCACCGCTAAACGCGAGGCGGCCAAGGGCCGGGCCCGGGGACGGTAGGGGGGTGGCCGGGTCCCTCGATGTGATGGTCCGGTTCCTGACCGACGCGTCGGGCGTGAAAACCGCGGTCGACGACGTCGAGGGGACCGGCTCGAAGATCAAGGATTGGGCTGGGAAGGCGGCGCTCGCGATCGGCGGGGCGTTCGCGGTCGACAAGGTCGTCGAGTTCGGGAAGGCGTCGGTCGACGCCGCCGCCGAGGACGCCAAAGCTCAGGCCAACCTGGCCCAACAGTTGCGCAACTCGGCGGGGGCGTCCGACGACCAGGTCAAAGCGACCGAGGCTTGGATCTCGAAGGCGTCGAAGCAGTACGCGGTGGCCGACGACGATCTGCGCCCGGCGATGGGGAACCTGGTCCGCGGGTTCGGCGACGTCGGCAAAGCCACGTCGGGAATGGGGGTCGCCCTGGACGTGGCCGCCGGGACCGGCAAGGACCTCGGGTCGGTGACCGAGGCGATGATGAAAGCGGCGCAGGGGAACACCGGGGCTCTCGGCCGCATGGGCGTCGCGACCAAGGATGCGGCCGGTCACGCCCTGTCGATGGATCAGATCATGGCGAACCTGGCCACCACGTTTAAGGGGCAGGCGTCCACCGCGGCGGACAGCGCGGCGGGGCGGATGGCCAACGCCAAGATCCAGTTCGGCGAGTTCCAGGAACAGATCGGCGGGTACCTGCTTCCCGTCCTCGCCACCCTGGCGTCGTTCTTCACCAACACCCTGCTCCCGGCCATCTCCGGGTTCGTGGACTGGATCTCGGCTCACAAAGACATCGTGGTCGCCGCCCTGATCGGGTTCGGGGTGGTGGTCGGCGCCGTGGTCGTCCCCGCCTTCATCGCCTGGGCGATCGCCGCCGGGACCGCCGCCATCGCCACCCTGGCCGCCGCCGCCCCGTTCATCGCCATCGGCGTCGTCATCGCCGCCGTCGCCCTGGTCATCATCAAGAACTGGGACACCATCGTCGCCGCCACCAAAACCGCCTGGGACTTCGTCCTCGGTCTCATCCAAGGGGTCTGGAACTGGGTCCGCGCTAACTGGCCGCTGCTGCTGGCCATCCTTCTCGGACCGTTCGCGGTCGCCGCCCTCGAGGTCGTCAAACACTGGGACACCATCAAGGCCGGGGCGCAGGTCGCCATCGACTTCATAAAACGGATCTTCAACGACCTGGTCGGGTTCTTCACCGGGCTCCCGGCCCGGATCACCGGCGCCCTGTCGGGGGTGTGGGACGGATTCAGAAACGCCGCCGCCGCCGCGTTCAACGCCATCGCTGGACTATGGAACCGCACTATCGGCTCGCTCAGTTTCCACATTCCCGATTGGGTTCCCGCCCTGGGCGGCAAGGGTTTCGACGTTCCCGACATCCCAACCCTGGCCGCCGGCGGGCTGATGACATCCTCCGGGCTGGTCTACGCCCACGCCGGGGAGGTCATATCCCCGGCCCCGGCCGGGGTGGGCGGCCCGGCGGTGCACATCGAACACGCCACCTTCACCGACGCTGCCGATATCGATCTGCTCATGGCCAGAGCGGAGTTCGCCATCTCCGCCGGGCGGCTCTGATGGCTCACCTGTGCGGCTCCCCGGTCCAACTTGTCTTGACGCTCGGGGGCCGCCGCCTGGATTTGATGGATGCGGCCAACGGGTTCGCTATCGCCAATGTCGATATCGGGTTCCCGACCCCCGCCGAGGACATCTCCCCGATGCCCCAGCGCGACGGCGTCTGGGACAGTACCCAGTTTTTCGGGCCGAGGGCGGTGACCATATCCGGGTCGATCATGCCGGCGTCGTTCGGGTCCCGATCCGCCGTTCTCGACGTCCTGGCCCCGTTTTTGGCCCAAACGGCCCGGCCGACGCTGACCTATCAGATCGACGCCGACGTCGCCCCAAGGTTCCTCACGTTGCGGGCCTCGGCGCTGTCCGCCCCGGCCACCGACCCGACCTATTCGGCGTTCCAGGTCGGCTGGAAGGCGGCCGACCCGGCCGCCTACGGGGCCATCCTCAACCAGGTCGTGATCGCCCCCACCGCCGCGATCTTCGGGCGCACCTACACCCATCCCCAAGGCGCAGCCATCACCACCACCTCGGGGTGGCAGCCGCCCCGCGTCTACCCGCACACTTCCGGGGCCATCAACGTGGTGGCCACCAACGCCGGTACCCTGTCCACCCCGCCGACCATCGTCGTGCGGGGCGGCTGCACGAACCCCAAGGTTTACAACGACACCGCCGCCGCGGTCTTCGCGGTCGGCACCTCCGGCCAGCCGCTGGTCTTGGCGCCCGGGTCGAGCCTGACGATCGACGCCCGCAACCGGCTCGTGTACCTCGGCGCCGACCCGACCAACACCCGGTACAACTACGTGGATTTCTCGGTGTCGTCGTGGTGGTCGCTGCTGCCCGGCGATAACCATCTCCGCTTCGCGCCCGACACCGCCGACGGCGCCGCGGTGGCCGTCGTGTCCTGGAACGACGCCTACCTCTAGGAGCCCGGAATGACCCTCGAAGCCCCGCTGTGGATCCAGCTCGGCACCTTCGCCTCCCAAAACGACCGGCTCCTCATCGACACCCTGCTCGCCGCCGGGGTCCTCGACGGCAGGGCCGACCCCGTCACCGTGCTGCCCGCCTCCGGGGACCTGGCCTGCGCCCCCAACGGCTCCAGCCTGGCCGTCGACGTGGCCGCCGGGGTGGCCGTGGTCACCGGGACCGATCAGACCCGGCAGGGCAAATACGTGTGCCGCTCCACGGCCACCCAGACCGTGGCCCTGTCGCCCCGCCCGGCGGCCGGCCAGTCCCGTATCGACGTCATCTTCGCCCAGGTCCTCGACTCGAGTTCGGGTATCGTGATCACCCCGGGTACCGACGGGTGGATCATCGACAAGGTGACCGGGGTGCCGTCGGGGTCGAGCCCGGCGGTCCCCGCCGCGCCGACCAGCTCCCTGATCCTCGCCCAGGTCTTGGTGAGTTCGACGGGCGGCGGCACCCTGCTGTCCACCGATATCACCGACCGCCGGGTCAGGGCCCTGTCGAGAAGCTCTCCGATCGGGAAGGTGTGGCGGTCGGTAACCGCGGCGGCCACCGTCGACGATTTCTTCGCCCAGTCCGGGTTCCGCTCGATCCCCGGCGCCCAGATCGCGATCACCACCTACACCCCGGGCGTGGTCGTCACCTTCCATGCCCATGTGTCGGTGACCGCGGTGGCCATCCAGAACGCCTGTGCCTTCGGCGTCGAAATGCTCACCGGGGGGTCCACAGTGCTGTGGGACTCCCCCCAGCAGGCGTCGATTGTGGTCACCTCCGCCGCCCTGACCGCCGAAGGGCACTATTCGTACACCTACACCATCGCCAACCCCGGGTCCTACACCGCCCGCATCGTCGGTCAGACCTACCAGGCCAACAACATGACCACCAAAGCCAACGCGTCGTGGCTGACCTGCCAGTGGTCCGATATCGCCGGGCCGACCGGTTGAGCGGTGGTCGCCTGGCGGTGGGTCATCGGCCCGTGGAACACCCAACCTCAACGCGAGCTGACCTTGGCCTACAACCGGGCCCTGTCGTTCAACCTGACCGCCCCCGCCACCGCCTCCTTCTCGCTGCCGGGCCGCGCCGACGAGGCCGCCGCCCTGACCGAAATGATCACCGACGTGTGGGTCTACGCCGACACCAGCCTCGTCTACCGGGGCCGGATCACCGGACTGACCGACACCGTCACCCAGGGCGGCCACACCCTGGCGGTGACCTGCACCGACTACCGGGGTCTGCTGTCGCGCCGCCTGCTCGTCGAGGGCGACCAGTTGGCCTGGTCGACGCCCACCTACGCCGAGATCGCCTGGGGTCTGGTGCAAGGCACCCAGGCCAAAACCGGGGGTGGGCTCGGCATCGCCCAGGGCACCTGGGCGGCGGACGCCGCCCAGCCACCGTCGGGCTACCGGGTACGGAACTATCTGGCCGGCGCCGAGATCGGCAAAACCGTCGACGATCTCGCCGCGGTGGCCTTCGACTACGAGATCGACCCCACCTTGAAAATGAATCTGTGGGCGCCGGCCAAAACCCACGCTTCGGCGTTCGTGGCCGACTACGGCGGCACGGTGATCGGCTTCACCCGGGCCACCACCGCGACGGAATGGGCGAACGTGGTCCGCGTGTCGGGTGACGCCTCCCAGACCGTCGGGGTCAACCTGGCCACCAACGCCCCCGAAGGCCGTTTCGAGCAGCAGATCGGCTACACCGACGTCGTCCTCCAAGACACCCTGGCCCAGCGGGCCCCAGCCGACGCCGCCGACTGGCTCACCCAGCGCAGCTCGCTCAACGTCGATCTCCGCCCCGGGATCATCACCTCGGTGGCCGACGTCGCCGTCGGCGCCCAGATCACCGTCGCCCTGCGCTCCGGGCGGCTCAACGTGGTCGGGACCCGCACCGTTCAACAGCTTGACATCGCCCTGGACGACACCGGGGTCACCCACACCCGCCTCGGGTTCCTGGTCGGATGAAAGACCGCGGCCACACCGACCCCGCCGCCCAGTACGTCGACCGGCTCGCCGGCTACGACCAACGCCTCCAAAGCTTGGAGCGGTCCCACACCCACGAGCCCGGCACCCCGGTCGGGGCCATGATCGACTGGCCGGCGCCGACCGCCCCCAACCTGTGGCACATCGCCGACGGCACCAGCCTGCTGGCCGCCGCCTACCCCGACCTGTTCGCCGTGATCGGCTACAGCTACGGCGGGGCGGGCGCGAGTTTCAACCTTCCCGACACCCGCTCGAGGGCGGTCGTCGCGGCCGGCGCCGGCCCCGGTCTCACCGCCCGGTCCATGGGGGCCAAGGGCGGGCTGGAAACCGTCGCCCTGACCGCCACCCAAAACGGCCCCCACACCCACGGGATGACCAACCTGACCACCGCCGCCAATTCTGGGCTGCACACCCACCCGGGCACCACCGCGGCCGGGTCCGGGTCGCACACCCACACCGCCACCACCACCGCCGGGTCCGGGCAGCACACCCACCCGGGCACCACCGGCGGCGCCAACGCCCGCCACACCCACTCGACCGCCGCGTTCGTGGTCGGCGCCCCGTCGGGGGCCAACACCTATGTGTGGTCGGGCGGGTTCGGCAACACCGGCAACGACGCCCCCGACCACGGCCACGCCTTCACCGCCGCCAGCGAAACCAACCACCAGCACGTCCTCACCTCCGACGGTGACAACCCCGTCCACCAGCACACCTTCACGTCCGGCAACGAAACCAACCACCAGCACACCCTGTCGGGATCAACCGACGCCGGCGGCTCGACCGGCGCCGCCCACGAGAACATGCCCCCCTTCGTCGCGCTGGCCAAGATCATCAAAATCCTGCCCTCGACCGCCGCTTCCCTCACCACCCTGACCGTCATCGAAAGGACCCGCTAATGCCGATCACCGTGCACCCGCCCATCACCACCGTCGACCCCGTCCCCGTCGTCGAGCCGAGAGGCGTCGACTGGAAAGCCGGGGGCATGGGCTCCCTGCAGATCGTCGACGACGCCCAGGCCGTCGTCTCCGAGTTCGCCGCCGGGCAATGGGGTTGGGTCGAGAAGTCGTGACCGAGCTCGACCTGCCCGGCGACTACGACCCGCCGCTACCGACCTGGCCGGAACCGACCGACGAACCCGACGAAGAACCCGACGAGGAATGGGCGAAAGATGACACTGACCAGGGCCCCGATCGGGTCGCCTAACTACTCCAGCCGCGGTGGCAGCCCGGTCCGGCTGATCGTGCTGCACACCGCCGAAGGGGCCCGCAGCTACCAGGAGCTCGGGAACTACTTCGCCAACCCGGCCAGCGGGGTGTCCTCCCATGTCGGCATCGACGACACGTCGGGGATCGTGGGCGAGTACGTGCGTCGGGACTACAAAGCGTGGACGCAGGGCAACGCCAACCCCGTGGCCGTGGCCGCCGAGCTGTGCGCCTTCGCCGCCTGGACGCCGGCCGAATGGGCCAACCACGCCCAGATGCTGGCCAACGCCGCCGCCTGGGTGGCCGAAGAGGCCGCCGCGTTCGGGGTCCCGATCGTGAAACTGTCGGCCGCCGACGCCCAGGGCGGCGGGCGGGGCGTCTGCCAACACCGCGACCTCGGCGCCTGGGGCGGAAACCACAGCGACTGCGGGAACGGATTCCCGATCGACCACGTCATCGACATGGCTTTGGGCGGCACAACCACGACAGGAGGAGGAGCGGTGGAGATTTGCAGCACACCATCAGGGCGCGGCTACTGGATCTGCGGGTCCGACGGCGGGGTATTCACCTACGGCGACGCCGGGTTCTACGGGTCGCTCGGCAACGTCAACCTGGCCGCCCCGATCGTCGGGATGACCGCCACGCCCAGCGGCAAGGGGTACTGGCTGTTAGGCCAGGACGGCGGGGTGTTCACGTTCGGTGACGCCGGGTTCTACGGGGCGGCTACCGGGGTCATCCAATGACCGTGCTCGCCGCCTACCTGGCCACCAAACCGACCGGCGGGCCGCTCACCTGCCTCATCATCGCCATCGTGCTCTTCGTCGTCGCCGGCGTCGCCGCCGCCTGGTGGAAAGCCTTCTGGGGCTGCATCATCGCCGCCGGCCTGGCCTTCCTCACCCTCGCCTTCCTCGTGAGCTAAGTGAGGGCGGTCGACGTCGTCGCCATCATCCTCGCAGTCGGACTCGCCGGCCTGGTCATCCTCATCATCGGAGCCACGATCGTGCAGATCATGGAAAACTCCGTGGTTCCCGAGATCCAGCTATCGGACAATGCGACGCAGATCCTGGTCGGCGCCCTGGGCGCGTTCACCGGTCTCCTCGGCTCCTACATCGGCTCCCGGGCCCGGCGCGACCCGTAGCGATGGTGACGGTGACAGTGACCGACTCGCCGGCCCGCCGTTACCGCTGCCTGACCTGCCAGGCGGTCACCATCTCGTGGCTCGAGGTGTCCATGGGCGGCCGGGTCCAAACCCCGTGCTGCGTGCGTTGCGGCGCCGAAGTGACCCGGGCCTGAGTTACCCGACGTCCATCGCCGCCCGCATCACCTCGAGGCCGGTGTGACGCAGATACCGCTCCGTTGTCGCCAACGACACATGCCCGAGGGCGTCCTGCACGGTGCGGACGTTCCCGCAGCGCTCCAACATGTTCGACGCCATCGTGTGCCGCAGGGCGTGGGCCGACAGGCCGTCATACGGGCCGGCCTTCAACCCGGCCGCCTTGAACCAGCCCGACACCAGCCTCGAGATCCGGTTGGCCGACAGGCCGACGACGGTGTCCCGACCGGACCCGCCGGCCGCCGCCCACTTCCCTAGGACGACGACCACCGGGCCGGGCACCGGCAGTCGGCGCTCATCGGAATTCTTGCCTGTCACCGTCATCACCGCCGACGCCGGGTCATAGTCCGTACTGCGCAGCCGTGACACCTCCACGCAGCGCAGGCCCATCCCGAACATGAGCTCGACGATCACCTCGGCCCGCAGGTCGGGCAAGACCAGCCGCAGCCGGGTGACCGAGGCGGCCGGCATCGCCCTGGTCGCCCGTCTGGGCTCGCGGATCCGGGCCGCCGCCACCGTGGGATCCCGTTCGAGCAGCTCCTCGAGTGCCGCCCACCGGCAGAACGTCCGCACCGTGGACAGGTACGCCCGCCTGGTCGCCGGGCGGTGGGAGCCTATGGTTTCCTGCCAGGCGGCCACCGTCGCCCGGTCAAGGCTCCCAGCGCTAGCCCCGGGTCCGGCGGCCGCCACCAAGCCCCGGAGCCGGCAGCGGAGATCTCCCGCGGTGCGGACGGTGATCTCACCCCGGGCACGCCGCCCGGCCACGTAGGTCTCGACCGCTTCGGACAGTTCCACAGGGTCCACCCCCTGGTCCCTTTCCCGCCCGGGGACTCGTCTAGCGCTTAGGCCGCCGCGGCGCCACTTGCGCTCAGCTCCGAAGACATCGACCATTTGGTAGATGGCGGCAGCGAACCGCCCCACATCAGCCAGTCGCGATCGACGTTGGTGACCGCCGCGATCCGCTCCACGATGCGGTTCATGCCCCTCGGGGCGGTGCCGTGTTCCCACTTCGACCAGGTCGCGTGCCTGAGGCCGCACAACTCGGACACCTCGTCGACCGATAGGCCCAGGTGGTAGCGCATCTGCCGTAGCCGGCTACCGAATGTGTCCTCTGGTCTCCACCCCTCAGCCATTGCCATAGTTAGGAGAGTAAGCGGTTTCCACAGGGTGTGCAAGACCCTGTGGATAACTAGGTTAGTCTTGACCAAATAGTAGATAGTCGCTACTTTAGGGGTTATGCGGACCACAGAGAACATCCCGCGGCCGCTCACACCCGGCCAGGTGGCCCGACTCTTCAACGTGTCGATCACCACCGTCGGGAAATGGGCGGACGCCGGGCTCATCCCCTCATTCCGAACCCCAGGCGGGCAACGCCGCTTCGACCCCGCCGACGTCGACGCCGCTCTCGAGGCCGGCCGGATCGAACCCAAGGCGGCGTCGTGACTGACCTGGTGGTGGTCGAGTCCGGCGAGATCCTCAACTCACGTCTCAGCCCTGACGGGGCGGCGGAGTGGGGACGGTGGGTGCGTGACGTGATGCGGGCGGCGCTGACCGAGGGCGTCGATTACGGCACCATCCCCGGCTGCGGGCCGAAACCGGCGATGTTCAAGTCGGGCGGCGAAATGCTGTTGAAGGCGGCCGGGCTCGGGTTCTCCATGGAACGGATCGACGACGACGAGTCCCGCGACCACCAGGGCATCACCTACCGATGCACCGTGCTGCGGGGCGAAACCCCGGTGGCGGTGTGCGACGGGTACTGCGGGCGGGACGAAGCCGGCCGCCTCAAAGCGAACTGGAACACGATTGTCAAGATCGCCCAAAAACGGGCCCTGGTCGGTGCCGCCCTGAACGCCACCGCCTCGAGCGGGCTGTTCGTGGCCGACATCGACGACGACGAACCTGCCACCCGCCCTGGGACGGGTGCGGCCTACGTCCCAGGGCGGGCAACGCCGACGCTCAAAGTCGACGACCCTTTAGTCCCGTTGGACGAGAAAGGGTTCTTGCGCCGGGCGATCTCTGAGCTGTCCGAACAGGGTTTCGAGTGGTTCGACGGGACCCAGAAGGCGGATCCGATGAAACTGCCGTTAGCGGACGCCGACAACTTCCGCCGCTCGCATCGGGACCGCCTGGCCTGGCACATCCTGGTCGCCCAGCAGATCAAACCGGCGCCGCTCAAAGCGGTCGACAACCCCGAGGATCCGTTCTGATGCCGGGGCGGATCCGGGCCGCAGACCTCCCGCCTGAGCTGCGACGCAAGCTCGCCGGTCGGGCGGCGCACCCCGCCCCGGTGCGAACCCGACCGGCGATCGACGCCCTGAAGCCGCTGTGGCGCTGTAGGGGCTGCGGGAAGGTACTCACCTCCCAGGCCGCCGCCGACCGTCACGGCGGCGCCCCCGAGCACCGCCGGATCGACTCGTGGTTGGGGACGGAGGACTGGTGACCTGGATTCGGTGGCGGCTCCGACTGGCCGGGCTCCGCCATAACGAACGACGCCTCGTCTGGCAGCTCGACCTGTGGCCCGACCCCGACCTCGAACCGGTCCTCGAGTTCGTCCGCTACGCCCGCCAACAAGCCGAGATTGGCCGGCCGACCTATCCGCATCCCCAGGACGGGAGCCGATGAGAAGTGTCGACGCACCGCCCCAAACAACACCCCGACCCGTCCCGGCGGGCCGAGCTGCTCGACCGCCTCGAGCACCTCAACCGGATCCTCGCCGATCTGGGAGCCCAACCGCTGGTCCCCGACGACCTGGCCGGGAACCTGGCCGACTGGAACCTGCAGGCCCTGGTCAACATCACCGGCGACCACATCCTCACCGTCACCCGGGCCATGAAAGGCCACACCTCATGAGCTGGCAGCAGGCCCGCTCGGTACTTGACGACCTGTGGCTCAAACCGCGGGAACGGCTGGTGTTGATCGCGCTTGCGTTGCGGTGCGGATCCGATGGGCGGTCATGGCCGTCGCTCGCCCGGCTGTCGGCGGACACCGGCTATGGCAGAAGCACCGTCCTCTTCGCCCTCCAGAATCTGGTCGCCAGCGGCCACCTGGAGGTTATCCACAGGGCGGGGCGTTCGTCGGTCCTCACCATCGCCACCGGTCCAGATTCTGGACGGGTACCCGTCCAGATACCGGACCCACCCGTCCAATATGCAGCCAAAACCCGTCCAGATACCGGACCCAGAAGTAAAGAAGAAGTAGATAAGGAAGTTGCGGCGACCGGCTCGACCGCTCTGCGGCCGATCGCCGCAAGCAACGGCAAGCGGGCCGACGAGTCGTGGGGCGAGTACCGGGAACGGGGCGGGCGGTGAAACCCGACGAACCCGGCTTCGGCCCTGGCGAAGAGAACCTCACCGCCGACGAGGCCGTCCTACTCATGCGCCTGGTCAAAGTCGCCGCCGCCATCCAAGTCCACTGCCAACGCTGCGGGCGGCCACTATCCGACGAACTATCCGTCCGCCGCGGCTACGGCCCCGACTGCTGGGCGAAAGGTGACCACGATGTCTGACCGGCCGGCGAAAAAGGACTTCGCCCACCTCCACATCGCCCTAGCACGATGGAAACTGGCCCACCCCGGCCAAGACGCCCCCGACGACTACGACGACCAGGCCGAACAGCTCGAACTCGACGCTGCCAAAGGCCGCCATCCAGCACGCCCGGTCGAGAACGTCGATAGTGACGCTTTGTGACCGGCGCCGATAACCCGCATTCCGTCAACCCGCTAGGCCGTGACCGGCGCCTCACGGCTGTCGACGATGACCACGCCCGCCACATCCAGGACCAACCACTTCGAGCTGTACTCGCCCGCGATCAGCACACCGCGGCTGGGCTTGATACGGCCCCCGCCCGGTTGGGTCGCGTTCATGTCCCACAGCTCCCATCCACCCGTCCGGGTGCAGGTCACCTGCAACCCGTAGGGCAGATTGAACACGCTGGTCCGCTCGATCTCCGCGGTGGTGATGTGCAGATCGTGGTAGCTGGGCATCGCCCATCGACGATACAGGCCCGCGGATCCGGGGCGGAGTCGTGACCCGCCCGCAGCTCCTCGATCTGTTCTGCGGCGCCGGTGGCGCGGAGCAGGCGGAGGCCATGCCGGAGGCGAAGTGCCCGAATCGCCGCCACGACATTTTCCGCCAGATCTGGGGGCTACCCAAACCATGACCGCCGATAATCAGCCTTCTGACGAGCTGCTGATCTGCGCCCGCTGCGGCCGCCACTTCCACGGCCAACTATCCGACGACGACGCGGACCTGTACCCCGACCTGGCCTGGTGCTGGCGCTGCGGGCGCTGGGTCCTCGTCCTCCGCCCATGACCGACCAACCCGAACTATGGGGCGTCCCGCTCGACGGCCCCGTCGACCAGCCGAAACGGCTATGCCCGCGCTGTGGACAGCCATGCCGCCGCTACCGGGGCCAATGGAAAGCCTATTGCGGCGGCAGGCAGTGCACGTCACCAGTCCGCCTGTGCAAGAACCCGGACTGCCCACGCCCGGAACGCAGGTACACCGTCGCCGAAGGGTTCGCCCTCTACTGCTCCGTAGAGTGCCGCCACCTACGGACATGGGGTCCACCGCGACCGAAACACGTATGCCCGATAGATGGAACTGAGCACAAGTTGAGCAACAGATGGAGATTATGCGGCGCCTGCCTGGCGAAGATCCGCCCGGCTACTCACGCACTCGTCAAGCACAACGTACCGACCGACCTAGTCATCGCGCTCGTGAAAGATCCGACGTGCATGGTGCCGGGCTGTACTGCGAACCTGCTCGACTACATACGTACGAGAGACATCGGGGGGAGGAGACTGACTCTCCATGTCGATCATGACCACGCGTGCCCGATCTGTCGTGGTGCTCCCGCTAGCTGTGGTGAGTGCGTGCGCGGTCTCGTCTGCTATCGACACAACATCATCTTCGGTATGGCGTATGACGACCCGGGCATGCTGGATGGGGGTGCGCGCTATCTACGGGCGTGGGGGTCGAGGTCCGATGGGTTCGAATAGGGGGCCTTTTCTTCTTACGATCCAGGCCGCGGCAG